CCATAGAGACTGTTGAGGTTAATTTTCTTAACCAGTTGACGCTTGTCCCAATACTCTTCATCTTCAGCATTTGTTGCCTCCTTTAATCGGGCCTGCATTTCTTTACGTTCGGCATACCAGCGTTTTAGTAAGCCGGGGATCACAGCTTCTTTCTCGTAGGTAAAGATGGTGCCGTTGGCAGTGATCATCCAGGGTTGGTTTGAGTCAAATATGATCTTCCATACTTCGGCCGCACTGTGCACCGACTCTTCACCATCCTGCCAGTCTATGGTGATCTCTGTACCGACCTGCATTTCCATCACGGCAGTATATTCTAGTGTGCCAAACAGGCCTTCCCAGGCTCCGGCAAAACTTGATCCTGCACGCATCTTGTCGGCAATATAGCGTTCGGTCATGACAGGGCGCAGTTGTCCTACAATGGTTTCTGGACCCATATTCAGGGCACGAATAGCCGACGGATACAGTGAGTTGATATCTATTGAGCCCACATATTCGTGAATACCCTTGCGTGGATAAGCAACATAGGCACCTGCGGCCTGCGTATCCTCGTCTGAATAGCGTTCCTTACGGTTGGGCACTACCATGCCACGTTCGTGTGCTTCATTGATGATGGCCTGTTCGGTCACAGCCACAGCACCCATGGTGGTCTGTAGTAGCACTGTGTTTTCATGTGCCAAGGTATTGGCCAGATCCAAAAACTTCAGCTTTTTATCTAGTTTGGCCAGGATCATGGTATCTTGTCTGTTGTATTCAATAAACTTTTTGAAGTTTTGATTATATAGTTGATCCAAGGTGCCTTCAAACACTGTCTTGGTTTCTTGTAGTTCATATTCGGCAATGGCATCCAAGCTGTAGCTGTGACGTTCTTCATAAGTGTATTTGCGATACAGTTGCATATAGTCCATATGCACACGACCAATCAGGTCATAGGTTTGACTTTCTGCACCAAAGCGTTCAAATGTACGAGCCTTGGGATATTGATTCCATAGGCAGAATCTGCGTGTGTCATCCTTACTTAAAACACGAGTTACTCGGTTCACTGTGTAGGGTATGTCATAGCCCTCTGAGTTCCACCCGGATAGTGCGTCAGCATCTTCAATAAGATCCAGAAACGTTTTTAACATTTCATCTTCACGCTCAAACACAATGCAGTTTTCAAACTCTTGAGCAATTTCATCTGCTGTTGCTCGACTCATGTGCTTGGGCGGAACAACCAGGGTGACCAACTGCTCTAGCCATTGCAAGTAAACTGATATGGCTGTGATAGGATTAAATGGATCTTCGGGTCGACTAAAGCCACGCTCGGGATCAAAGTCTACCTCAATGTCAAAGAACGCCACATTTAACTTAGGACCGTCTTGGCCCTTGTAGTTTTCTTCTAGGCAACGAAATACAGGATTAATATCAGATTCAAACAACTTCTTGCCCGATTGTATCCTAAGTTCTTTACGGAATTCTTTGTTGTTGCGGCTACTAAAACGACTTACTGGCGTGCCAAAAATACTTTGAAACTTGCCGCGAGGATCTTCGTAATAGAAAACATAGTTAGCTGGATATTCTTGATAGACTCTCTTACCGTCTCTTCGTTCAACTACATGTATACGATCGTGTTCACGATCAAAAAGTGCATCGATAAAACTCATAGTTCTCCTTGTGGCTTATGGCCCACTAGCCTTGATTCATGCTCGTACCGTGAGCGACGCATTGTTACTTATCTTTATATAATTTTAAATAAATTATTTGGTATTGTCAAGTTTATTAGTTAAATTGTGATTTGGCAAGCTCGATAGCTTCGTCATAAAATTGCTCAACTGTTTGATAAAATGTTTTTAAAAGATTGTGATTATAAAGAGCTGTGTTTTTTAATTCGGTAAAATTATATTCTTGTGTATCGTTACTCAAGATTTCTAACAAGTTTTTTTGCCGTACTTGCCAGTGCAGTTGGTCTATATCTAAATTAGATTTGGCTATTACTAGTCCTAAATTTGATAATTTTGTTAACGTGCCTTTTTGTAAAAACAACAACGGGCATGTTGGTAACATTAGTGCTCTGGCCACCTTTTCACTAAAAAACCAAGAGTTGTAGTCGTCACAAATCGCATAAGTGTCGAGCACTAGCGAATATTTAGAATCAAGTATTTTGTCAGAAAGTATAGAGTTTTCTTTGAAATTTTGATAAGGCACTTTATCTCGCAGAGCTTGATATGCTCTGCAAAAATGTTCTAATTCATCAAGTTGAAAATTATGGTGCACATAATCATATAGATCTACACCAGTTAATTTAGAATAGTCTTTTAATTGGAATAATAGATAACTTACATAACCTTGGTCTAGTAGATCATAATGATGTAAAAAATATAACCAACTTTGCCTAACTGAATCTGTTCTATGTATAAAACAATTAAATAGTTTGGTTGGGGAATGGTCAGTTAACAATTTATAACAGTCGGTGTTAACGTGAAGATGCTTGATTCCTATCAACGCCTTGTGACATAAAAATTTTATGTTTGAAAAACTTTCATATTCTACAATGTTGTCGGTGCAAACTAATAATTGTTTCTCTACTTTTTGCAGTTGTTGATTAAAATTCTTATAATAATCGGCATCCAGCACTAAATCTCTAGTAGAGATCTGTAACAAATATTTTTCTTTATTTGTAGATGCAGATATTTGGTTGTCTGATCTTTTAAGAAATCCAATGCCGGCCTGCAAACATTTTTGTTGTAACGTGTTTTCTACTAAATTAAACGCCAGATGAGTTTGTTGATGCTCTTCTGTGAGTTTAGTATGCGACTCTGGAAGACCAATCAAAGAGTCTTGCCTACCGTAACTAGAATTTGTTCAAGCAGTTCGTGATCTTGTTGCTCACGACCAAATTCAGCCTTGTGCGCCAGTTTGATAGCTTTCTTGAGAATGTTGGGTTTGATATCCAGTTCTTCGGCTACAGCCTTGATGGTATCATTGAGGCCACCTGTGAGTGTTTCAATCTCCATTGTGACTTGCATACCTTCGTTAATAATCTGATTAAGTTTTGCAGTTTCGGCTGCATTGAATATTCTGTTGTTAGACATATAAATCTCCTTTGAGTTAATTATACACGATCATTTGAAAAAACACAACGATTTCAAATATTATTTTACCTCTTTACCCCAATCAATTCGATTCCAGGTGCGCTCATGAAAGTAATATAATATGCTGTTTACTACCAACGCAAAACTTACAACACCTAGCCCAACCCATGGGTTTCCAGAAGCAATCCATCCACCAAAAAAATTAGTGATGGTAACCAAAATTCTCCAGGTCACAACCTTGCCCATACTGCGCATTGCCCGTTCAAACCATTTTGTCTGAAACATTTTGTATCCTTGTTTGTATAGTTTATAAGTATTGATATGAAACGAGCGGTTCTGTGTGTTGCCAATCCACAAGATTATATCAATGAATTAAATGACTACAGTATCATGATTATAAATCCTGATTCTGCAGAACCCCGACGCAAATACTTATTAGACAATGCCGACTACAGTTTATTAATTACAGATCAAGGAACTTCTTTTCAAAGCGGACAGGACTACGCCAACGAACGAGTATTATGGTACACCAGTGGCACCACCGGGGATAGTAAATTTTGTAGCTTTACTCAAAATCAAATTGATCTCCTGGCCACAAAAATATGCAAGGCCTATGACATCACCGCCAATGATCGTTATGTAAGTATCATGCCCCTGTGGCATGCGCATGGTCAGGGATTCTTTTGGGCAACTAGATTAGCTCAATGCGAAACACACTACATTACAGCAAAAACTATCAAGACTATGCCAGACCATAGTCCAACTTTTATTACAGCAATCCCAGATTTTCTTAAAATTATAGGAAATTTTAAATTTGATCATCTAAGATTTGTGAGGTCAGCCAGTTCTGCACTGCCGAATCATTTATATAAACACTTGCAATCTTGCTATCAAATTCCGGTGATAGAAGCGTTTGGTATGACCGAAGCACTAAGTCATTGTTTTACTAATCCTCTGCACGGAGAACAACGCATGGGCACAGTGGGTCTACCAGATGGTATCGAAGTTGACATTATAGATCAACACTTGTATATCAAGGGACCAACATTGTTTACCGACGATTGGTACGATACCGGAGACCTGGCCGAACAAGACAGTGCTGGCTATTACCGTATCATTGGTAGATCGGTTGATAGAATAAATGTCAGGGGATATAAAATTGATCCGTTGAGCATTGAACAACAACTGCTAGAAAAAATTCCTACTATCGGTCAATGTGTAATATTTGGACACGAACGTGTAAACTGTTTATACACTGGCCCAGTAGATGTTGAGCTAGTCAATAAAACATTAACCAAAATACATTCTTGTTGCAGGCCAGCATTTATACAACAAATTGATACAATCCCAACTGTAAACGGCAAATTGTCAAGGGCATATTTAACTAACAGATATAACTGCCGTTAGTTTAGTGAGCAATAAATACGATTTATGACACAACAAATAACAAGAACTGAAATCATTCAAAATTTAGTGAAATGCCTATAACTCGAACTGAATTAGATCAGTTGGTTAATCAAGGGTATACATTCCAACAACCATGGCAAGTTGTAGATCTTTTTGAAAAAAAAATTGCCGATTACTTTGGAGCACCTTATGGTATAGCTACTGATAGCTGTACTCATGCCCTTGAGCTAAGTATTCTTTTACTAAATCAAACCAATGATGTAGTCGAAGTCCCTGTGCA